GACGATACCCGCCTCGCCTTCGGGACCGAAGCGGACCCTTGCGCCGTCTGCTAGCGCGCGGCGTAGCGGTAGCACTGTGAGCGACGTAGCGCCCGCAGCGGCCGCTGCGGCGACTTCGATGGCGGGGCCGGTGGTGACGTACCAGTCTAGGACCAGGTCGTCGCCGGACCAAAGGCCCTCAGTGAGGTCGATGTCCTGCCGGATGCTCATGGCTGCACCTCGTCGTCATAGTCCGCGCGGCGGGCTACGGAAACATTATATCCGCCTAAGCGCGTGAGCGTTGCCTCCCAGTCTCCCCGGAGGACGGCTCCTGTCTCCCATGAGCCTCCCCGAGTTACGGCGGCTGAATAGACGGCGCGGTGGATGCTGGCGAAGCCGCTGAGGGTAACCGTCGGGGCGACGACGATGATCGTCAGCAGGAGCGGATCGAGGGCGACGTTGATGGCGCCGCCGCCCTCCAGCGTGACTGTTGGCTCTGGCAGCGCGATCTCGATGAGGACCGCCGCAAGGGTTGGCGTCAGCGCGACCGAGGGCGCAACTACGAGCACGGCTGCCGCCAGAGGGTCGGGAGACACCGCCAGTCCGACAGATGGGGTGGGCGCCGCCGCCCGGATGGCCAGGGGTGAGAGAGACTGAGACAGCGCGGCAACAGGTGCCACGACGGCAACCTCGGCCTGCACGGTCGCGAGGATCGGCCCGAGCGCGACGGAGGGCGCCGGCAGAGCGGCGGCCACCGTCAGTGGACTGAGCGCGTGCCCGAGCGCGGCAGTAGGGACGACGACCGCGGCCGCGGTGGCGACCGGAGCCAACCCTTGTGTGAGGCTTACGGCCGGGGTCGGTAGGGCTGCCGACGCCGGCAGGGGCGCGAGCGGCTGGGAGAGGGTCGCCGCCCAGGCCGTCAGCGTCGCGGCCAGCGACATCACCGGCAGAGCCACGCTTAGCGCGCCGGCCGGTTGGGGCAGCGCCGCCTCGGCAGGGATTGGCACGAGGCCGACGGCCAGCACGGACGCGGGGGCTGGCAGGGCTGCCGTGAGGGGCAGCGGGTCCGGCGTCACGTTGTAGCCGACGGAGGTCGCCGGGTCGATGACGGTGGCCGTGAGGGGCAGCGGCGACAGCGATACGTCGAGCGCCTGTGCCGGTTGCGGCAGCGCGGCCCTGGTGGCTATCGGTGCAAGTGACTGATTGAGCGCAGAGGCCGGGTCGGGTGCGGCGACCTCAATCCCAATCGGGGCAAGGTCTGTCTCGATTGGCGGAATCCCCGGCGCCAGGAAGGCGAAGGTCTTAGGCTTGGCCCGCCTGACGCGCGGATGCGCTGACGCTGACGTGCCGCTGAGCGTCAGCGACAGCCCGCCCACAAGGTCGCGCACCACGGTACTGCGGCCGACGATGGGCGCGTAGAACACAAGCGAGGCGGGCCGCACCAGCGGCGGGACCACCCCGCGCGCGAGTGAGGCAATTTCGTCCGCCGTCAGCGCGACGTCCCAGATACCGACCTCAGCAATATCGCCGGTGAAATATTCACTGGACGCAGGCGAGGACCCTGCTGGCTTACCTACGCTAATTCTGTCTGCGCCCGAAGGGGCGCGCGATGTCGTGTCAGAAGTGCCGATTGAGCCATCGAGGTAGAGGTGTCGGCTGTTGCTGGCGGCCTCTACACCGCAGACGTGATGCCAAGCGTTAACTGACCATGACCCCCTGAATGCGAAGGCAGCGCCTGCGCTAGTTTCGGCTTGCCAGCGGACTGCTCGCCCGAAGAATTCGGTGAATATCAGGTCCCACTTCTGGTTGTTAACGTCCTTATCTCCTATGGAGAGGACGCGGCGGAAAATACCCGTACCAGAATCGGTGCAGCGTGCCCATGCGCTCACCGTGAACGGCGCCGCTGTGACCGGCGGCGTGCCGTCGTAGGTGGCGTGAGTGCTTGAGTCGGCCGCGAATACTCGCGCCATGGGGGTTAGGTCTCTATAGCACTGATACTTAGCAGCTCGGCATCGCCGCTCATAGTGTCATTAGCGTGCGATGCATTCCGCCGCACGCGGACAATCGCTAACTCGCCGTCGGCCCAACTGTCCATGTCCGCCCCGTTGGTGAAGGTGATCGTGTCGTATGCCACCTCCCCCGAAGCGGACGCCGGCGTTGCGTCCACGTCGTTGAAGTCGTACGTATGGGCCGCGTCTACGTCTTCGGCGTCATCCGGCAGCGCCCGGATAGCGATCCCCCAGCGGCAGACACCGCTGGTCGCAGACGATGCCATCCATGTGATGGTGAAGGTCAGCCCACCGCCGTCATAACCTCGTAGGCGACAGAGGAAGTCCAGGTACTCAATCGTTGAGGCGTCGAAGTCCCAGACCGTAACCGATTCGGCCGGCGTGCTGCCGCCGACCCGAGCATCTAGCGTCGCGTACACGGTACCAGGCGGCATGATCTCCAGGACTTCGACCACACTGTCTCCGCTGGCCATTAGCCCACCTCGAATCGACGGCGCACTACGTACAGCAGTAGCCGCGCCTTCTGTCTTGGCGTCAGCCCGCTACGCGCCGGTTGGGGGATGGCTTGGTTGAAGCTCGGCGCGTTAGCGTCAACCCACGCATCAATAGAATCCACGGCCGCCCGCAGGTCAGATTTGGCGAGCGCGATGCGGGCGCGCTCCGAGGACAGTTCGCCCATGAACTGCGCCCATAGCGCTTGCCGGTCGGAGTCGGGCAGGACAGCCATTAGGCGTTCGCCAACTGGAGAATGCCCTCGGCGTTGGGCGTAACGGTCAGATCAGCGCCGCCGGGGTTAAGCGGCCAGCCGGTCGGGTCGATAAATGCGATCGGGATGCTGTCAGCGTCGTTGGTAACGTGGCGGAAGAGGACGATGCCCTCAAGCTGTCGCGTCCCGTTGCCCAGTGCGCTCCAGGTCACGGCGTCGGCCGTAAATTCGCCGCGGTCGTTGGTCAGGTCCGCGGTGACCGTCTCGTTGGCCAGCGCCTTGCGGACATAGTTGGCGCCGTCCATCTCGTCTAGCGACGCAAAGCTGGCTATAAACTCCGCGTCGGTGTTGGTGTCGGCGTCGGTGTTGGTCATGACCAGCGCCATGCGGATGTCGTGCGTGTTGAGGTCGAGGTCGCCGCTCAGCAGCTTGGCAAGCGCCCGGTGGTAAACAAAAGAAGCCATCTCTGATCCTCCTCTAAGCTCCTGCTAGCACGCCCCGGAAGGCGCCGCGTAGCGCCTGGTCACGGATGACGCCGGCCAGCTCCTGGTCGCTGCGTATCGAGCCCTCGACGTTGACGTAGACGTTGATGACAGAGCCCATGCCGCCGCCGCCGACCGTGCTGTACTGGCGGTTTTGCTCTGACGTCAGCACTCGCTCGCCGCGATGCAGGTAGGCCAGTCCGGTGTCTCGCACGAAGGGGATGCCAGCAGAATGGCTATCAAACGGGTTGAGCTTGCCGCCGATCTTGCTCACCGCCCCCCCAAGTCCTCCCACGAGGTCGAGCGCTTCACCTACGCCAGGGATTTTCTGGAGGCCCTCGAGGAGCTTGCGCCCGGCGAGCAGGCCGATGTCGAAAAGCTTCTCTGGAAGAGTCCCCAGCGTCGCTGTGACGCTGTCCACCACTAATTGCGCAGCGGTCTGCCCCAGCCTCTGAATGCCTTTCCATGCCTCATCCCAGTCCCCATGGATGAGCGCCAAGATGACGGTGAAGCCGGTCCGCAGCAGCTCCACGTAACCGACGGCGGCGTTCTTCATCGCGAGGATCCGGGCAAGCACATCGTCGACCATGAAGCGGATCGCCGCCTGTACAGGCTCCGGCAGTGACCGGAACACGCCCAACACCTCCGCCTTGAGCTCCAGGGCTTTCGACTGCACCACGTCCCAGTGATTAATCAGCATGGCGCCCGCTGTGATTACGAGCGCAATCGCTGTTGGTATCGGGAGCATCGCCGCGACTAGCACGCCTAGGGCGATGGCCAGGGCGTAAGCAACCGGCCTGTTCCTGTCCAGGAAGTCGAATATCTTCTCGCCGGCCGGCACCAATTCCTCGACGCCGAAGCGCGCCAGGCGATTGAGCACAGGCAATAGCGCCGTGCCTATCCGGATTTGCAATGTCTCTAAGGAGCCGTTGAGTTCCTCCATTGTGCCCTTGAAGTTGCCCATCCTCTGCGCAGCGACTTCGGCCGCCGATGTATCACGCATCTGAGCCGACATTGCCGCGAATTGCTCAGCGGTCACCTTGGAAATTGCCGCTGCCGCCCGCATGGCATCAGAGCCGAAGATCGTCTCCAAAGCCTGCGCCTTTTGCTGCTCACTGAGGTCGGCGGTCGCCTGGTTAAGTAGGCCGCTAATCTCGGCCATACTCTTGAGGTTCCCCGCCGCGTCGAAGAAGGCGTTGCCGCCATCCTTGGTGACGAGACCGAGCTCGGCCAGCGCGGCCTTGGCAGCCGCGCTGTTGGGCGTCAGACCGTTGAGAAACTGCTTGAAGCTGGTGCCGGCGTCGGAGCCCGAGTTGAAGTAGGGCGCGATGGCGGCGATCGCGGTCGTGAAGTCCCCGAAGTCGACGCCGGCCGAGGCGGCCGCGCCGCCGCCTTGGGCGATGGCCAGTGCCATGTCCTCCACGCCGAAGCGGCTGACGTTGGCTGCGCCGGCGAGCCGGTTAGCGACCTCGGTCATGTCCGAGGCGCGCAACCCCCAGACGGCCATCGCCGTCGAGGCGACGTCGGCGGCCTTGGCCAGGTCGGTCCCGCCTGCAGCGGCCAGCGCGACTGCTGCATCGGCGGCGCCATTGATGATGTCTTCGACGCTAATGCCGTTGGCGGCGAGGTTTTCCATTGCGGCGGCTGCCTGCGTCGCGCTGAAGGCGGTGTCGCGGCCGATGCGCAGCGCTGTGTCCGCGAGGCTTTTCATCTCGGTCTCGGTCGCGTTGGCGACGGCTCCAACCTGGTCGATGGCGTGTTCGAAGTTGGCGGCAGTCCTGGTCGCGAGGCCGAACTCCGCGATGACGGCGCCGGCGCCGATCTTGGCGGCCAGGGACACCGTCTTGCCGAGCTTTGAGTCGGCAACCTTGCCTATCTTGCCCATGAGGCCGTCGGTCTTGCCCACGGCCTCCTCGAGCCCGGCAGTATCGCCGAGGATTTTCACGACGAGGGATGCCAGGATCGCCACCTAAGCCCCCCTCCGGTCGAAGACCGCGTTCAGCTGCGCGAGGCCCTCTTCAGGCCCCTGTGCGGCGGGGCCAGCCGACCGGCTCTGGGCGTTGAGCACACTGAAGTACGCCTGCCATTCGGTCAGGTCCCTCGACGTGTGCGTTGCCAGCAGCTCCCTCGGCGACATGTGTAGCTCTCGCGCTAAGTCGAAGATGAACCGGCGCCAGGGGTTGACGAGAAATTTCCCGCCAGCTCCTCCACGTCCTGCTCAGTGAGGCCCGACAGCCGCGCGGCAACGTCGAACACGGCTGAGAGCGCCGCCGCGCTCTTGCGCCCGAGCGCCGCAACGTCGGCATCGCTGAACAGGCGCTTGCCGTCGGCGTCGACGACGCACAGGGAGACAAGCTTGGCGCGGATATTCGCCAGGCGGACAGTCCTGTTCTTGCCTTTACCTTGCAGCTGGCCTTCCTCGAAGGCGTCGCGCTCCTCTCCGGTCAGGGCACGCACCCGGACGGTGCCACCCCACTGCGGCACATGCACCTCTTCGGCCTCCATGTCGGCCGCGGCGAGGATCGCGTCTCGTGTCAGGTAACCCACAGGTCCTCCTCTTATGACGTGCTGCGGGCGAGATCGCCGGCGCTGCGGAACACTGCCTGCGCCGTAGCCAGCTCGCCGATACTGTTGGAGACCGGCCCGTAGCTTTCGAGGACCGCCGAGCCAGTGAACTCCGGGTTGGTCGCTGACTTCGCGGCGTTCACGGGCCGCACCGCGACGGTGACTGCAGAGCCCCCTACCAGGGGCCACAGCGTGGCATCGACCTTCGAGGCCGCGAAGTCCTGGTTGAACTCGAAGGTCATCGACCAGTCCTTGAGGCCGGCTATGCGCTGGCGTGTGCCATCGCCCATCGCGGTCTCGTCCTGCAGCTCGGCCTGGTACTCGAGCTGCACGGATCGAACGTGGTCGCTGAGGTCGACGCTATTGATATCGACCTTGGCGTTGGTGAGAACGAACACGGCCATCTTTGGACCCCTCCTACTTGATGCCGACGATTACGACGAACTGAAAGCTCTCACCGCCGTTCCCGGCAATCGTCCACTTGACGCGCCACCAGTCGTCCGTAATGGCGCCAGCGACAGGCGTCGCCCATTGGGCGCCGATGGCGGCGCCCGAGACCTGACTGAACGTGACGCGCGTGATCGGGCTCGCGAAACCCGAATCGTTGTCGGATTCAACGATGACATCGAGGGTGTCTCCTGCCGAGGCGGCCAGCACGTGCAGCGCGGCATAGAGCTTCTGCCCGGCTGCTACCTGCCCCAGCTGGCGCGCTGTGCCGGAAGCAGAGCTAGTGCGGGTGGCGTTGTGCATGACCATCCCGCGGACAAGACCGTCTCCATCGGAGCACTCGGCCTCGGCGGAGAAAGCCATCATCTCGCCGATGCTGGCCCCAGGCTGATACGTGCCGGTCACGGCTCGGAAGCTAAAGCCAATCTCGCCCTCATCGCCCCCGTCTGGGCTGACGCTAAACACGCTGTTCGCGACGCCGATACGGGCAAACAGCTGCTCGTCGATGTCGTCGTCGGCGTAATCGGCAAAGCCCTGCAGACTCGCCTTGACAGTCTTGAGGCCACCGGTTCTGCGACGAGTGGCCAGACCGAAGACCGTAGAGTCCTGCAGCTCGGCGGCGTACTCGAGGCCCAACTGGTTCAGGCGGCCGCTGACGTCGTAGCCGTCGAGCCATGCCTTGACGTTGGTCGCCACGAAGACCCCCATTTACTCGCCCTCCTGCTCGTCTTCGAAGCCGTGGGCGTAGCCGCAGGCCTTGCAGACCCAGCGGTCCATATGGCCCATCGACCGAGCATCGATACGCTGGTCCTCCGGATGACGGCAGGCCGTCATCGGCGGCGTAATGCGGCCGTAGCGGCGCTTGGCGATCTGCTTTCGCTTCATGTCGTCGCCTCCCGGTGCCAGACGCGCACGTCCATAGAGCGCCGGTACAGCGGTGGCTCCGCCTCGTCCTCGAAGACATCCTGGTCGCGCTCGATGAACGCATCGAGGACCTCGGGGTCGCTAGCACCGTCGCGCCAGCGCTCCAGTGCCAGGCGCGCCTTGGTCGCAACGCTGAGGGCTGACAGGTAAGTCTCTCCCCAGCAATCGATCTGCATTAGCGCCTCCGCGACGCCGGGGTCGGTGCCCATGGCGCTTACGCGGCTGCTTGCGACCCGCTGGTAGGTCACGTAGGGCAGCGTGGGGTTCTGTGGCGCCACCAGCGGGTAGACGCGCGTCGATACCAGCGCGCTGAGGCCGGCGTGCGTCGAGAGGCGCGTGAACAGGGCCTGCTCAAGCTCGGCCATGGGCGCCGCCTCCCTGGGTGAGCTTGGCGATCTGGCGCTTGAACGCCTCGCCGTACGTCTCGACGATCTCCGACTTCTTGGCCTCCAGGGCCGGGCGGATGAAGGGCCGGGCCGGCTGGCCGGGATGCTTGATCACGCCGCGGACGAAGTGGCCGTCGGGCAGGCGCATCGCCTTGGCGGGCCCGCCTTTGCGGCGCTTGCCCTTGAGCTTCACGGCGTGCGGCCGGGTGCCCAGCTCGGCCCACATGCCGGCGCGCGTCGTGCCCACGTTGGCCTCGATCTTCTGGTTAGTCACGCTGACCTTGACCGTGACGCCCTTGGCCGAGGCCAGCCTGCCGGTGTCGCGTGGCGCCCGCTTGCGCGCCTCGACGGCGAGCACGTTGGCCGCGGCCCGCATCGAGGCGCGCTCTGCCTCCCGCATCTTCTTGGGGTGCAACTCGGCGAGCTTCTTCTTGGCCTCCTCGAGGCCGACGATGGTCACGCTCGCGGACACCCTCGCGGACACCATCAGGACACCGCCTTCCTGGCGATGATTTCCAGCCCTTCGCGGCGCCCGATCTCGCTGATGCTGGCGATCTCGTAGTGCTCGCCGTCGTAGACGATGCGGTGCTCGACGCTGAGGTCCCGGCGGTAGCGGACGCGGAAGCGCGTATCGGCGACGGCGACGAGCTGGTCGGCGGCCTGAAACTCCTGCCCACCGGAGGACCGGGTAAGCGCGACCGGCGTCACCTGGGCCCAGACGGTCGGCGTCTGCGGCAAGTCGCGCCACGTCTTAATGGGCTCCCCCGTCGCGTCTTGCGACTCGTAGAAGCCCTGAAGGGTAATCCGCCGGTCGAGGCGCCCGGCTGCCAGTACGGCCGCCATCAGAAGGCCACCAACCGGTAGGGGTAGAGCAGCGCCTTTACCGCGAAGGGGACCTCGTTGAGGAGCGTGCCCGTGAGCGTGTTCTCACGTTGGCTGTACAGCTCCGCGACCAGCATCCTCAGCGCAGCCTTGATACCCTCGGGCACGGCCGCGGCGGCGCCGTAGCCCGCGACGAAACGCACCGTAACAGCGTTGCGCACGCCGCGCACGCTGGGCCAGCTCGCGTTATAGGCGAGCAATACCCGCCCGCGCAGGGCGGTCGGCCCCGCTGGGGCGTCGACGGTATAGTCGGTGCCCTGGGTGAGGGACTGCGTGGCGCCGTTGTTATCGACGTAGCTGACGGAGCTCACGGACGCCAGCGGGGCCTTCGGTAACTCGATGTAGTCACAGGCCGGGAAGTCATCGAGCAGGAGGTCCCAGGTCTGCGTCACGAAGGCGCGGTTGGTGAACGCCTCCGCCCACTGCCGCGCCGCCATGATCATGGACCCGATTAATGCATCGTCCTCCGAACCGTCCACGCGCGCCTGGAGCTTCGCCTCCTCGGTCGTGATCGGCTCAGTTGCCGGCGCCGCCACGAGCGAAAGCGTCATTACGCCTCGTCTTCCTCGGCGGGTGCTGGCCCGACGATCTCGACCACTTGACCCTCGGCCCAAATCTGGGCCCGTCGCGGCGCAACGATGGTCTCATCGCCGGGGAAGAAATGCCCGCGCGCTGAGTTGTTCTCAGCGAGGAAGCGCACACGCACTCCTGTCGTCTCCGTCTCCTTCTTCTTGGTGGGCATCTCGCATTACCTCCGTTTACGGCTCGGCGTTCTTAGCGGCCGATCTGGATGATGCGTAGCCACTGGATGGTCATACGCTTCGCTGCTGCGGCGCCGGCGAGGAACTGTAGCGACAGGCGCAGCGCCTCATCGTTGGGCAGGTTGGTGAGCGCGGGCGCAGCCTGCTGCACCCCGTTAACGAAGACGTAAAGCGCGTTCGCGGGGCCGTCCCAGTAGAACTCGAGTGTCACGTAGGTGTTGTTCGCGAAGGTGGCCAGGGCCGCGCTCAGTGTCTCGGTCGAGTCCTTCTCGACCATGAACTTGATGTCCGTCGAGCCGTCCAGCTTCTCAAAGCCGATGCGGTCGGTCACGCCACCGAGAATGTCCGTGTCGACGATTGCCAGGCCGACAAAGAAGTCACTCTGTGTGGCGTCGTCCGCCTTCAGGCACGTGCCGAAGTAGAGATGCTGATCGGCCGTGAGTTCGAAGGCCTCTCCGTTCAGCTGCGCGTTGACGCCATCATTCTCCGCAGCGTCGGTCACGATCTCCCAGACCGCGCCGGCCTCATCCGATGCCTCGATGTCCGACTCGCCCGCGCCGGCCTCGACCAGCGTCGTGGTCCAGCCTTGCGGCTGCGTGCCGGTGCCGCCTGTCGCCTGGGCGTGCCAGGGCAGCGCCTCGTACTTGATGACGTCCGGCCCGATCGCGTCCACCAGGCGCCGCAGGTGCGCAGCGCGGTCGAGGTAGGCGATGTTCCCCTTGATGCGCTGTCCGATTATGTTGGGCATTTCGCTCCCTCTTCTGGGCCCATCGGGCCGGATTCAGTGAGCGGCGGGAGGGCGCCAGAGGCCCTCCCCCCGAGACTGTTTGCCTGATCGTTAGGCGATGGCGCTCGGCATCTGCGTCGGGCGTGACGCGTACCGCGGCTCCGACAGGATGTAGAGCAGATAGCCTGGTTGGGCGTTGGCGCCAACGTCGGCAATGGTTGCGCGGATGCAGTCAAAGCCGTTGTCGACGTCGAGTTCATCGGCATCGAACTCGATCACGAGCAGCAATGACTGCTCTGCGGCCTCCGCGTCCGTCCATGAGTTGGCGGTCACACCGGCCGAGGCGTCGGACCACTGCCCGGTCGAGGCGAGGGACGTCGGCGCCTGCTTTTTGAAGACCTTCGACGCGTTGATGTTCAGCGCCTTCACGCCCGTGCCCGCCACGTCCTGCGCCTGCTGCACGACAACCGTCGGGTCCTGGCCCGCCGTGCCTATGCCCGAGGCGAAAACGATAGACACGTGCTTGTAGTTCTTCAGGCTCACGTAGTCGCCGTTATTGGCGCCTGCGCTCAGATCGACCGCCGGAAAGCCCTCGACGAGCTGGTGGTGTTCGAGGAGAAGACCCATTGCGTTACTCCTGCTTGTTCTCGGCTACCGCCGGCTTTAGGATCGCGTCGCCAGGGCAACGAACGGCGAGAGGTCATTCGTACCGTTGGCCGGTGTTAGGTCGTTCTTCCACTTCGGCTGACCGTCCACCCGGTAGGTCGCCCGGAAGGCCGTCTCGCCCTGGGTGAAGCGCACGTGGATGGACGACGCCTGCTGCACGCCGCCCTTGCGGATCGCTGCGTACTGGCTCCAATCCACCAAGACGATGTCGCCCAGCGTGCCCAGGGTGGAGGCGTACTCGATGGGGATCACCGGCCGGCCGATAAGCGTCCCGAATGGCGATTGCGCCAGCCCATTCGGCGGCATGTAGAGCGGGACACCGCCGGTTCCAATTGCCAGCGTGAGCAGGAACAACTCCGGTTCGATGTCCTGGTTGATGAACCATGCCGCGTTGGCGCGGTTGCGGCTCGGCATGCGGGCGAACATCTTCACGATGTTTTCCGGCTCAATGCTTGCCGCTGCCTGGCCCGCCTCAGCAGCGACGATGACGAGGCAGTCGGCGTTGAGGATGCCCATCGGCTGCCCGGCGCCCGTGCCACGGTAGAAGCCATTCTCGACCATCCAGGTCAGCTCTTCCGCGAACGCCGTCTCATAGATCGAGGACATCGCAGGCGCGTCCTGCAGCAATTCCTCGGTCGCATAACCGAGTGCCGCCGCCTTGCGCAACTTGAGCTCGATCGTCTCGAATCGCGGCCGGCTGGCGTCGGGAGCAGTTCCCTCGTCCACCCAGTAGCCCTGAACGCCGCCCCAACGGGAGCCCGTGGCACGCGACGTCTCGTTGATTACCTTCATGACCAGGCCGTTGCCGGCTACGTCGACCCAGTCGACGCGGGACATGATCTGCCCCATCTCCTGCATCCGCCGTTCGATACCGGCAGCGAAGTCGACCGGGACGAGGAACCCACCATCACTATCGATTGCCTCTCCGGAGCCAATCGCCGCGGCGTTGATCAGGCGGGTTCGGTCACTGAAGTCGTGGTTAATCGTCGCATTCACGACGGCCTGCAACCAGGCGCCGAGGCTCCCGAAGACCTTTTCGCCAGTCTTCTGCGTTACCTCGCGGCCCGCCGCTGCCCGCTCCGCCAGGCTGTTCGGGTCCTCAGCAGCCACAGCCGAGCGGTCGCGCTCGCGCTGCTCGTCCAGAAACGCGATCGTCTCGCGCAGCCGCGTCACCTCTTCGAGGATTTCCGTGCGCCGCACGCGCTCCTCATCGGTCATCGCGCGGCCGTCCGCCTCGAGGCGGCCTGCCAAGTCGCGCAGTTCCTTCGTGAGTTCGTGCTCGCGCTGCTTAAGCTCGTTGTACTTGCTAGCCATCTCTTGCTCCTTGACTACGAGCCAGTCATGGGCAACAAAAAGGCGGAGCCCTAGACCGGCCCCTCAGATTTCTCCAAGGGCCAATCCAGGGCTCCGCTTACACTCTGGCGCTGGCTACCTGGCTTACGCTGCTTCCGACGTGGCTCGACGGAGTTCCTGAAGCAGCGCGTCAGCTATTCATTTCACTGAAACGTATAAGCTCCTCTAACGCGCTGTCAACAGGTCCAGATCGAGAGCTAGTAAATCGCGATCACGCTGCCCGCCGTCCCAGGCCGGGGCCCCTTGCTCCGAGGCCTCACTAATCGCCTCTTCGATGACCTCTACCGCTTCCTCTTTCACGCTCCGGCCTTCGACTAGCACTGTCACGGACTCCGCAGCCCGCGCCCCTGGCCGCCGTGCAGTCCTTCCGCTCGCCGCCCGGTTGATCAGTTCCTCAATCGTCCCCACGCGGTCGATCATTCCCAGGCGCAGCGCGTCCCTGGCTCCCACAACGCGGCCCTCGCCGAAGCCGCGCCGGACATCAGCTGCCTTCACACCGCGCCCGCGCGCCACCGCATTGACGAACATCGTGTAGTACTGATCGACCCGGCCCTGCAGGTACTCTCGGGCCGCGTCCGACAACGGGAAGTCTGGCGAGAGCTCCGCCTTGTACTTCCCGGCGATCACGTACGTCGGCGTGATGCCGGCCGCGTCTAGCGCCCGCGACATGTCATCGTGCACTGCATACACGCCGATACTCCCAACCTCGCCGCCCGGCGTTGCCCATGCCTCGATCGCTTGCGAGCCGAGATAGTACGCCGCCGACGCCTCCAGGCTGTTGGCGATCGAGTACACCGGCTTGCGCCCGCTCGCCTCGTATATCTCCGCCGCCAGTTCGTCGACGCCGTAGACGCTGCCCCCAGGCGAGTCGATATCGAGCACGATCGCGCTCACGTTCGGATCGGCCAAAGCCGCTCGCAGCGCTTGCTGTACCCTCACTGTTGACGTCCCGCCCGGGCCGCTCATCGCATCAATCAGCGGCGCCCGCTGGCTGATTACTCCCACAATAGGGATCACTGCAACGGCGCCTCCGGACGCCGTAACCCGCCTACTCTCGGCCGCCTCGCGCAGCTCCGACACGATTTCCGGCGCGACCCGCTCGCCCGCCGCTCGCAGCGACAGTAGCGCGATCATCTGATCCGCCTTCTCGCGCTGGATCATCCACGGTTGGTTGGCCACGGCCCGGATCACATGCTCGTAGTACATCACGCACCTCCCATCAGCAGCTCCCGCAATGCCGGCACCTTTGTCTCCTCCCATGCCTCCGCCACCCGGGCGCTGCCGAATAGCAGCTCGTCGCGGTTGCATGTCGCATACCGGCGCGCTTCTGATGGCTCCACCTCGAGGACGTCGGTCATATACTCCGCCAGCTCGCCGTAGAACTCCCCCACCCAGGTACGCCAACCCTCCGGGTCCTCAGCGTACTTCCGCGCCGCGTGCTCAATCGCCTTCTGCTCCCGCTTCACGATCCGCCGCGCCTCCAACGTGCACAACGCCCGGTAACGAGGGTCCACCACGAGCGCCTCTGTAGGCGGCGAAGGCGCGGCCGCCTGCGAATCCTGGCCGAGCGGCGCGTGCGTAGTCGGCCGCAAGTGGGCCTCGCCGAGTCCGCCCTGCAGCGCGTTCAGGTTGTACAGCGCCCGTGCCTCGTCCAGGCTGAGAACACCCCAGCCCATCAGGATGGCAACGATTTCCGCCCGCGTCTTCGCATCCGCGCGGAGCAGGCTATCGACCAGGAATTCCGCGTAAAATTGCTGGGGCGCCAAGATCAAGTCCTTCTTGACTCGTTGCTCCCAGTTCACAAAGATCTCCATCATTGTGAACGTCACGAACCCCAGCATGATCTGCTCGACGCCCGTCCCCCAAGTCGTTGTCTTCTGCTGACTCTGGAGCATGACGAGGGGCATCTTGAACCGCCGCGCGATGTCCTCGACCTGATATTCCCGCGAGGCGATCAGTTCGGCGTCTTTGTTCGTCATGGCAATCGCCTGCCATTTCAGGTCCTGTTCGAGCACGGCCACCTTGAAGGCGCCGCTCTGTCCGCCGTACGCCTCGTTGAACCTCTTCGCCAGATCGCGCGCCTTCTCCTCGTCGAGCACCCCCGGCGTCGATAGGATGCCGGCCAGCTTCACCCCCTGGCTATACGAACGCGAGCTGTATTCCTCCGCCGCCAGCGCCAGCCCGATTGAATCCCGCCCGGTCTCCAGGTTTGAGACACCCATGACGCCGTCCATGCTCAGGCCACGAAGGTGGAATACCTCGTCCGCCATCAGCCGCGTCGTCGTCCCCGCCTGCTCGTCCTTGACGTCGTACACAAGGACGCCACTCGGCAGTCGTAGCGGCTTGATGCGGTCGGGGTGAATCGGCACCAACTGATCGACAAAGCCCCGCTCCCCGGGGACGATCTGCGCGAAGCCGTTGCCGCGCATGTCGGTCTGAACCTGCATGACCTTCTTGAACTCGGCCGCCGTCTGCCATTCGTTGGGCGAGTCGTGCAGCAGGTCGTAAAGGGGATGATTGATCGCCCGCTCGCGGTCCGTCCCCGACAACTTCCGATAGACGATGAGGGGCGTCTGCGCCACGGTCGAAGCGCGAATGTCGATGCACGCCTGGAACGCCGACACCTTCATCGCCGTCTCAGGCGTCACGCGGATGCCAGCAGCGGCCAGCGCCCCGACCGGGCTATACCAGAAGTCGTCTGCCGGATGGGGACGCGCCTGCTCGGCGATTGGCCCCATCAGGCGCGTCAGCAGGTCAGCGCCCACGCGCCGATCCCCTCAGCCAGGGAGCAAACGCGACCAGCAGCAGCAGTGTGCCGGTAACAATGGGCGCAGCCGGTAGGTAGATCATGCCGAGCCCCCAGGCCACGAGTCCCAGGCCGGTTATGGCAGTCGTGGACCTCAGGCCGAGGCCACTCCAGGCAATTATAGAGGCTGCTGTAATGCGTATGCGCTTGCCTGCCTTCGCGAGCCTCTTCAAGCGCCCCTCCTACTCCCCGAACACGATCAGCGGGCGCCTGTTATACACACTCTCGACCGTGTTTAGCGCCCCCGCCGCCAGGGCATGCCGCCGCGCCGTGTTCGCCAGCACCGCCGCCATAGCCGCGTCGATCTTGTT